AGATTGGGGCGACCAGAAATGGCGCACCAAGTCGGGTAAACACTCATCTAAGACGGGTGAGCGTTATTTGCCTGATGCTGCGATCAAAGCGTTGACGCCTGCCGAGTACGCAGCGACTACCAAAGCCAAGCGTGCAGGAACGAAAGCCGGTAAGCAATTTGTCAAGCAGCCCAAGGCGATTGCTAAAAAGACAGCGGGATACAGATGAAAACACCAGCATGGCAACGAAAAGAAGGCCAAGCCAAGACTGGGGGCTTGAATGCCAAGGGTCGTTCGTCTTATAATGCAGCGACTGGTGGCGATCTCAAAGCCCCAGTGAAGTCAGGCGACAACCCTAGACGGGCCTCCTTTTTAGCACGCATGGGCAATATGCCCGGGCCTGAATACAAGGATGGCGAACCTACTCGCTTGCTCTTGTCTCTGAAGGCTTGGGGCGCATCGTCCAAAGTAAATGCTAAATCCAAGGCCAAGGCAATCAGCGCAAGGAACAAGAAATGAGACCTGTATCAGTCGGCATTAACCCAACCGCAGGTGTAACAACCACGGTTTACACCGTGCCGACGGGTTACTACGCGCTGTTCAATCTGTTGTATGTTCACAACACAGGGGGCAGCACCAAGCATTTGACGGTGCAATGGTATGACGCAAGCGCGGCCACCACCATCGACATCTTGACGGCAGTGACGTACACCTCCAAGGCGTACACGCAATTCGACAACGCCTATGTCGTTTTTGAAGAAGGTGATCAACTGCGCGTTACACCGGAGGCCGCAAGTGCATTTGCGATCATCGCAACCTTTGAACAAATCGGATTGACACGCCAATGACCTACCTACAACTTATCAACAACGTGTTGATCCGTTTGCGCGAGACGCAAGTATCGACCAACAATGAGACAAGTTATTCGTCTTTGATTGGCCTGTTTGTCAACGATGCCAAGCGCCAGATCGAGGACGCTTTTAGCTGGAACGTGCTGGGCACAACCGTTACCATCACCACGGTGGCCGCAACCTATCAGTACTCCATGACGGGTGCTGGTCAAAAGTTCCAAGTTCAAGACGCAATTAACACCACATCAAACATAGGGCTGCAAAACATCAGTTTTGTGGAGATGAACCGCTATCAAAACCTTGTGCCCACTACCAACGGGCTTCCTCAATATTATTCTTTTGATGGTATAGACGGCAACGGCGACACCAAGGTGGTGCTGTTCCCCCGTCCTGATGGGGTCTACAACGTCCCATTTTCAGTGACAGTACCCCAAGCTACATTGGCTTCCGACGGCACATCTGTGCTTGTCCCTGACTTTCTGGTGGTGCAAAACGCTTACGCCCGAGCGCTGGTAGAGCGCGGTGAGGACGGCGGTCTTAGCTCGTCTGAGGCGTATCAGCTTTACAGAGGTATGCTGGCTGACCAAATTGCACTGGAAGGCACACGCTACCCAGAGAACCAAGAATTTTTAGCGGTATGAGCCAAGCTCTACAGACCGCCAGTATTGCAGCCCCAGGTTTTTTTGGGCTGAATACGCAAGACTCGCCTTTGGACTTGGCGTCTGGTTTTGCCTTGGTCGCCACTAACTGCGTGATTGACCAGTTTGGACGAATCGGTTCACGCAAGGGCTGGGCGCGGGTTAACTCATCTGCGGGTGCTTTGGGTGCGAATGCGCCCGGTGTTATTCATGAGTTGGTGCAGTCTGACGGTACGCTGACAATCCTCTTTGCTGGCAACAACAAGCTGTTCAAGTTAGATGGTGGCAACGCCGTGAGCGAATTGACCTATGGCGGGGGCGGCACAGCCCCCACTATCACAGCCAGTAACTGGTCTTGTGCATCGCTCAACGGCATCACTTATTTCTTTCAGACCGGCCATGACCCGCTGATCTTTGACCCAGATGTCAGCACCACGACCTATCGGCGGGTGACTGAGAAGTCTGGCTATGTTGGAACAGTGCCATCAGGAAACATCGTTTTGGCAGCGTTTGGGCGTCTGTGGGTGGCTAACACCTCCACAATCAAGAACACGGTGTATTTTTCAGACCTCTTGGCTGGCCAAGTATGGTCAACCGGCACAGCAGGCTCACTGAATGTTGATCGCGTCTGGCCTCAAGGCGCGGACGAGGTGCAGGGGTTAGCAGCGCACAACGGCTTTCTGATCATTTTCGGCAAACGCCAGATTCTGGTCTACGCCAACGCCACCACGCCAGCCACCATGTCGCTAGCCGACACAGTGGGCGGCATTGGCTGCATTGCCCGCGACTCTATCCAGACTACCGGCAAGGATGTATTGTTCTTGTCCAACTCAGGCGTGCGCTCGTTTGCACGGACAATTACGGAGAAGTCTGCGCCGATTGGCGATCTATCCAAGAATGTGCGTAGTGACTTTATGGGCATCGTTGCTGGCGAAACGCTAGCCAACATTAAATCTGTCTATTCGGAGTCGGAAGCGTTCTATTTGATAACGCTGCCGTTTTCAAAATCTGTGTTTTGCTTTGACACCCGTGGGCAATTACAAGATGGATCGTTCAGAGTCACCACTTGGGACTCTATTGAGCCATCAGCACTGCTCTCTAGGCGCAATGGCGATCTGCTGTTGGGCAAGACAAGCTATGTCGCCAAGTACACCGGCTCACAAGATGACACTTCGGCATATCGGCTGCTGTACTACACCAATCATGCTGACTTAGGCAACGCCAATGTAACCTCAATACTCAAGCGACTAAAGGTGGTCGTGATTGGCGGCACAAACCAATTTGTGACCATGAAGTGGGGGTTTGACTTTAGCGCCAACTATCTGTCAACCAATGCACAAATCCCAACACAAGCGGTTTCTGAGTACGGAATTGCCGAGTACGGCGCGAATGCTACGATAGTGGCTAAATACGCCAACGGTGTAGCCTTGCAAACTTTAAGCGTTTCTGCCTCTGGCAGCGGTAAAATCGTGCAAACAGGCTATGAATCAAACATCAACGGCGCGGCGCTGTCTATTCAGCGGATTGAAATCCAAAGCAAAGACGGGAAAACAGTATGAGTAATTACACACAAAGCACTAATTTCGCAACCAAAGACGCGCTTACGAGTGGTGACCCACTCAAGATCGTCAAGGGCACGGAGATTAACACCGAGTTTGTCAACATTTCGGTGGCTATTGCAACCAAGGCTGACTTGGTGTCGCCTACGTTTACTACCCCTTTGCTTGGCACGCCGACATCGGGAATTCTGACAAACTGTACGGGCCTTCCCGTTTCTACTGGTGTGTCTGGGCTTGGAACTGGCGTAGCTACGGCACTGGCCGTAAATGTTGGCTCTGCTGGCGCGGCTGTAGTTAACGGCGGCGTCCTTGGGACGCCAAGTTCTGGGACATTAACAAACGCCACTGGATTGCCCTTGACAACGGGTGTTACGGGAACACTTCCCGTCGCCAATGGCGGCACTGGTGTTACCACATCAACAGGTTCGGGCGCTAATGTACTTGGGACTGGCCCAACAATCTCCAGTCCAACCATTACCGGAACACCTGTAATGGGCGCGTCCGTTATTACTTCGGCAACTGCGGTTGCTTCAACATCCGGCACTTCAATTGACTTCACCAGCATCCCAAGCTGGGTTAAACGCATTACTGTGATGCTACAAAACGTAAGTACAAACGGGACAAGTAATCTTATGGTGCGTGCGGGTACTTCCGCTGGGGTAGATTCAACCAACTACACCTCAAATAGAGGCACTATAAACAACACTTCTGTGTTTGCTACTACTACAACAGCAGGCTTTGATGTCGCCTCATTTGCATCGGCTGCGATATTAAATAAAGGGGTTGTTGTCTTAAACAACATATCTGGAAACATCTGGGTTGCTAGCGGCTGCGTTTCAGATTCTGGAACGCAAACGTCCAATTTTGCGGGCACTGTTTCCCTTGCCGGTGTTCTTGATCGTATCCGCGTCACCACAGTAGGCGGCACAGACACTTTCGATTCAGGCTCTATCAACATACAGTTCCAATGATCACGCACCACTTCAGTAAGTTGTGGCAAGGCAAATGAAAATTCCGGTGGCAGTCTGTGATGACTACACCTTGTTTTTTGAAGATGACGAAGGGTTTTGTTTTATCCACTGCAACTGTGTGCGGTGGACAAACTTGGTAAGAAAGCAAATGTTGGCTGATTTAGTTCGCATTCAAAAACAGGACTTGTATGCTGTACATGACATCGGCGATGAAAAACATAAGAAGTTTCTCGCCTT